TGATCCTCCCCGGAGCAAATAGGCCCCGCCCCGGAATGGGGTGATGGGGCGTTGGGGGCGATGACTCCCCCCAGGACGAAAGCGACGGCCGGCCTGACCATCTCCGCCCCCGCCGGCAAGCCCCCTGTTCCAAGGTCCGGTTCCGCAACGACGACCTGGCCGCCTACGGGCCGACAGTCGAGGCCCGGGAACTATCCTTCGAGCGTGACCCGCCTGCCGAACTCCTGCCGGTGCTCCGCGTGTTGTACACGGGGGTCGGGGCCGCCTTGGCCGGCCGCGGCTGTTCGGCCCGAAAATTTTTGAAAATTCCCATTGACAGACTGAGAATGCGATCTAGGATACTGGTGTCAGCTGCATGGGGCGGCCGACAAGAACGAAAGGAGAAGGCAATGGCTCGCATCGAAATCGAAAAGATTGGAATGGATCGCCCCTGGGTCGCCTACATTCGTGGGCGCGATCCGAAGTACGGGTTGGATCGCATTTTCGAGAAACCCAATATGGTCGACTATTCGCGGGCCAATCGGCCCAAGACCCGGGGTGTGTACTACATTTACGACCTCCCCGACGGGGTTTACGAGGTAAAGGGTGGAGATTCGTGGGGTACCCGGAATAATCGCAAATTTGTCCGGGTCAGCGGGGAAGAAGTGACCACAATTACGTTGGAGGAGGTGCTTAAGGAAATCGACACTCCAACCGACACTCAGCGGTGATCAACCCGTGGGGTGGGACATCCCCACCCCACGGAATTTTTGAATTAGCCGCAGGCGGTTGTCAGGTTCGACCGCCGGTAGCTGACAGGCAGGTAGCAACTGTGGCTTCATCAACGAGCGCCTGAAGCTATCCGACAGGGGAATGGATTGCATTAATAATGATGTCGATCGCTTGGGTCAGTCGGCAAAACCAAGAAAGGAGAAAGAGATGAGCGAAGCGGAGATTTATCGCGGGTATTTCTACGACGTTGACGGCAAGGAGTATACACCGGAGCAAGTCCGGGAAATTATTGGTCAAGCTCAGAGAGACGGATGGGGGGTCAAACTACAGCTTGTGAAGTTGGACTGGGATTACATTAAAAAATCATACGCCGAGCACTTCAACCGACTGGCGGAAATTGAGGGTGACGAATACGCCCACGAGCGGGCGCTCGAACTCTTGTCCGACGAGTTGGACATTATCGATTCGGCCCTTAAGGGCCTTATTCCCTACCCCGGCAAGGGGGTGATGCTGGACAACATGAAGAATATCTTGTGGGTCAAGAAATTTAATGAACAGGGGTACAGGGAACCCCTTTGCGATGAATTCTTCTGCCGAGACGTGTAGTTATCGGTAGTAGACAGCCCCCGGGGCGAATCCCCGGGGGCTGTCGTTTTTGTTACCGCCGACGACGGCCGGGCCGGCCGTGGTCAGATGAGCCAGTCGGTCGGGCCAGTCATTTTCGACCCGCCCCGACCGCGAAACCTGGGCACGCATCCGCGACGCCCGGAAGTGAACACCACCAAAAACGAACACGGCCGGCCCGCTGGGAACGGAACCGGCCGCACGATGAGGATACGTTGCGATGTCTAGTCTATTCGATGGCCTGCCCGCGTTCAACGCGGCCGAAAGTGAACGTCGCCGCGACGCCGCCCTGAACCTGCTCCGCGCCCGCCGCGCCGACCTCGTGCGCGAATGGCGGTGTGAACAAGGCCCGCCGTAGGAAGTTCCCGGGCCACACCGGAAAGTGTGTGGCATGGGGACGTATCGTGTCACTTGGGGCGTAACTCCGATCAACAAGGCCGTGGCCGACAATTGGTCGGTCCGGGCGGTCCTCACCCTGCCGATTCTGGACCTGGCCGGTGACCTGGTTCGACCGGACGGTCTTGACTTCAGCCCCCATGCCGCCGACCCGTGGGTCGACCTGGAGCACGGGCGTACCGAGCACGACCGCCGCCCGGTCGGCTGGGCCCGCAAGAGCCTGCACCGGCCCGGGGCCCCTTACTCGGTCGAGTGGGCCGACCTGGACGTGCCGGGGGTGGGCACCTGCCGGCTACCGGTCGGCACGACGTACTTCGACCGCGACGACCCGCTGCAGCGACAGGTCTACGAGCTAATCCGCCAGGACGCCTTACCCGGGGTGTCGCTGGAATTCCTGCCAATCGAGTCACGGGTCATCGCCAACCAATCCCCGCTCGAACCCCGGCCGGCCTACGAGTTCCTGAAGGCCCGGGTGTTACGCTGGAGCCACTGCGTCGAGCCGGTCAACCCGGGGGCCCTGACCGTGCTGAAGTCGGTCCCGCCGTCGGTCGAGGTGATCGCCAAGGCGGTGCGGGATCGGCGGGTCGGCGATGAACCGATCGACCCGTACCTGGAACACGTCCTCAAGTCCTTGCACCTGGAGGAACGGCAGGTCCAGCGGGGCAACAAGACGTTCATCACCCAACTGTTACGGGAGGACCGGACGATGCCCGATGACGACGACCGTAGCACGGCTTACGAGCCGGACCCGGACGGCCCTGACACCGATGACGCGGACGCGGGCGAACCAGACGATTCCCCGCCCAACAACGGCGTGAGCGCCTTGTACGCCCACGTCCAGACCCTGCTGGACGCCTGCGAACAGCTCGAAGAAGACCTGGAGTCGACCGACAACCCGGACCTGTACAAGGCTGGCCAGGAGTTGTGTGAGCAGACGCGGGACTTGGCCGAGAAGATCAAGGCCGTCGCGGACGAGCACGACTCGAAGCTGCAGTCGCTCAAGTCCGGCTCTTCTGAGCCGGAGACTGAGGGCACGGACGAAGCAGGCGATATTAGCACCGACCGTGAGGGGATGCTGAAGGCGGTACGGCCGGTGTACCGCGACGTGCTCAAGGCGGCGCGGGGCCGGGTGAAGCGATACCGCATGCGGGACATCATCGAGGGTGTTAAGCGGGCCCGAAACCCGCTGGCGGCCCTGGAAGAGGTCAAGGCCAAAGACCCGGAAGGCTATGCCCGGCTGATTGAGCCGCGGCTGCGTCGGCTCCGGATGTACTCAAACTGAGGGGAATCATGAACGCCGAAGAACTCGCCGAAGCACTCGACCGTCAGATCGCCGCCAAGCGTCGGCAGTTCCTGGCCCCGAGGCCCGACCCGGCCCGGCCGGTGGTCGCCGGTCAGGTGCCGCACGTGACCACGGGGCCGGTGTACCGTGACTCCCAGCCGTTCAGCCTGGCCAAGGCCGTACTCCTGATCAAGGACAAGGGCGAGTACAAGGACACGGCCAAGCACGAGCTGTACGTCCTGGAGGAGTTCCGCAAGGCCATCAACGAAACGAACTCGTTGCCGCACGGGGCCTCGGCGTTCGACTTCTGGCTGCCGCTCAACTGGGACTGGATGCCGGACGTGGTCCGGCAGCACAAGAGCATGTCCTACGTCACGGAGGTGTTCAACAAGTCACTGGTCCAAGCGGACCCGGACGAGGAACGCTGGCTGCAGCGGAAGGGGATCATCCAGAAGACGCAGTCGGCGTATCAGGACAACCTAGGCGGCACGCTGGTCCCGCCGCCGACGATGGGTCCGGTGATCCCGCTGATCCGCCCCCAGGCGGCGCTCCTGGCCGCTGGTGCTCAGACCTTCCCGCTGCCGCCGCAGGGCCGGCACGTCCGGCCCCGGATCACGGGGGCACCGGTCGTGCAGGCCGTGGCCGAGTCGCAGGAGGCCCCCGAGACGGACCTGACGACCAGCCAGATGGAACTGAGCGCGAAGAAGATCGCCGGCCTGGCCCGCATCTCCGAGGAGGCCCTGGCGTTCACCAGCGGCACGATCGACGCCTACACCAAGGCGGAACTCGAACGGTCGCTGGGCCTGAAGCTCGACGCCTTCGGCTTTTACGGGACCGGCGGGCCGTCGATCCCGGCCGGGCTGACGAGCGCCGCGTACACCGGTGCCGTGGTCAACTTCGAGGCCGATTACAGCTCGGCGTCGGGCATCGGGGCCAACGGCAACCAGCTCCTGCCGCAGTACGGCGACTTGCTCCCGGCCTTGATCGGCGAGCGGAGCTTCAACCTGGACGCGACGAACGCCGCCTGGGTCATGCGGCCGGGCGCGTTCGCCTCGGCGGTCGGCCTGCGGGCCGATGCCGCCGTGGCCAACGACCGGGCCGGCCCGTTCGTGGACATCCTGCGGCGGTTCGAGGATTCCGGCCCGTCGCAGTGGCGGGGCCGCAAGGTCGTGCAGACGACCAACGTCCGCGGTGACCGGACGAAGGGCGCGGGCACGAACCTGAGCGACGTGTTCTTCGGCCTGTGGAACCACTGCGTCGTGGCCAGCTACGGTGCGATCCAGTTCCGCACCGGCGACGACGCCAACACGCTGCGGCGGGGCGAGTTCCTGATCCGCGGCATCATGTACGGCGACATCGGGTTCGAGTACCCGCAGGCGTTCTTGTGGTACCCGAACGTCCTGGGCACGACGGGCGCACTGTGACAAAGGGGGGCGGACGTGGCGACCTACATCAACGATTTCTCGCACACCGTTGTGGCGGCCGACACGATCCGGCCGCAGACGCTCACAGCGACGGCCAATGGCCTTCCGGTCGATGTCGCGCCGATCGGTGCCAACGGCCTGTCGGCCCGGCTGTCGGTCGGCGCGGTCTCGGGCACTTCCCCGACCCTGAACGTGAAGATGCAGGCGTCGCCGGACGGGTCGGGTTCCTGGGTGGACATCCCGGGTGCGGCGTTCACGCAGGTGACGGCCGCCAACCAGGCCCAGACGATCCGCTTCCAGATGCCGCCGGCGGCGGGCACGACCGCCCCGGCGTATCGGTATGTCCGGGCGGTGGCGACGATCGGCGGCACGTCCCCGTCGTTTGCCCTGGCGTTGGCCGTCTTCGGCCTGCGAAAGCATCCGGAACCGCTGCAAGGGGCCCAGTCGGCCCCGCCGGACGTCAACTGATGACCGGGGAGCGACATGGCGACCTATTTCGGCGACCTGAGCCACGCTGCGGATTTCGTCACGCTGGCGGTGGCCATCTCCAGTGACCTCGATGGCTTTCTCCGAACCACCAACCTGCCGCCCGCCTTCGACACTGCCGGGGGGAACGTCTGCAATCTGTTGCTGGACACAGATCTTCAAGGAACTGATGGTGAGGGGTCATACTTGGCTGTCGATTTGGGGGTTGATGACGAAGGCCCCTGGGTCGAGGTCTTTCGGATTGTCGGAACGGGGGCAGGTCGGCAGATCGTGCCGCTGACGTGGCCCAAGCTGCCGGGCGGTCGAACGGTCACGCACGCACGGGTCTGGGGTGGCGGGTCTAGCTCCATCAATAGGCTTTTCGTCGCCCTGCTGTGGCTGAAAAAGCATCCCGAGCCGGCGGGTGGTGCGGACGGGCGGGCACCCGTGATCAACTGAGGTCCATGAGCCGTGGCGGTCGTCGATGCCACGTTCTGGCAGCAGTACACCGGTCAGACCCTGGCCGGGCCGGACGTGGCCGCGTGTCAGCTCTGGTGTGAGGCGGTCTCGGCCGCGATCGAGCGGATGCTGTGGCCGCTGGTCGTCGAGCCGGTCACCCGCACGGACATTTTGGACGCGCCGCCCCACCGCGACCTGGTCCTGCGGCACCGCCCGGTCCGTTCGGTCACCTGGCTGCAGTTCAACCCGTTCGCCGACGGCGTGCCGTCGCGGTTCGGCCCGACGCACACGCTCGTGGCCGGGGAGGACTACGAGCTCGTGGTCGACGACCCCGGTGCGGGCCTGAGTCGTTGCGGCATCGTGCGCCGCCTCGGCGGTCGGGTGTGGGGCGTGACCCGCTGGGGCAGCCCCGGCACGCTGGCCCCGCGTCTGCATGGCATCCGGGGGGCCGTCCGGGTGGAGGCGGCGGTCGGGTTCTTGACCGTGCCGGAGGACATCCGGGCCGCCGCCGTCACGGCCGTGACGCTCTGCTGGAACCGCCGCCGGCTCGGCACACCGGTAACGTCCGAGAGCTGGAACGGCTACTCGGCGTCGTGGTCGCCCCAGCTCGTGGCCACCGCAGCGGTGCAGTCGCCCGACGTGCTGGCCCTGCTCCGCCCCTACCTCACCCCGCGGTTCGCCTGATGCCGCTGTACGACACCCCGCCGCACCGCGTGACCGTACTCCGCCCCACGACCGGCCGGGACGCCGGCGGCGGGACGACGACGGTATATGCCCCGGTCGTGTCCGCCGTGCCCTGCTCGATCCACACGGCGTCAGCATCGGAGGTGGCCCGGTTCGCCGCCGCACAAATCCGCGTGACCCACACCGTGGCGTTTTTGGCTGACACCCTGTCCGTTGGCCTGCTCCCGGGCGATGTGCTCCAGGCCGACGACACGGCCCACCGCTACCGGGTGCAAGGGATCCGGGCCGGCCGACCGTATGGGCACGTCCCCGCGTTCGTCTACTGCGACTGCGAACACCTCCTGTGAGGCTCCGAAGTTCCCGGGGCCGCGGGTAGGGTTCAGGGAACAACCCGGAGGCCCCCATGCTGGAACTTATCCGCCAACTCTTCGGCCAACGCCGGAGCGACCTGAAGGACCTGCTGCCCGTGCTGCGGGTGATCATTCATTCGCCCGTTCTCGACGAGGTGGTGAAAGCCTCGCCGAACAAGGCCGACGACCTGGTGCTGCGGGTGTTGCGAGTACTCATCCCGGCGGAGTGAAGTCATGCCGCCAGAAGAGGCTTCGCTGCGAGACCTGATCGCCACGGGCCGGGCCACGCTGGTCAGCATCGACCGGTCGGCCCAGGCCGTCGAGCACGCCGCGCAGTCGGTCGACGAGGCCGCCACGCTGGCCCGGTCATCCGCCCTGCGTGCGTCATACCTGGTCGGCCTGCGGGACGGTGCCCTGGTCACCTGCGTCTTTATGTCACTCGTCCTGGTCTTGTTCCTGGTTTTCCTGTTCCGGAGGTCACCCCGTGCGTGAGCCGTGGCGAACGATCCTGACGGCGATCCTGACCGCCCTGCTGACGATCCTCGGCGGCGGCACGGCCCTGTACGTCGGCGGCTGTCGTCTGCCACAGCCGCCCTGCCCCGACCCGAAGCCGGAGCCGAAACCCGACCCGAAGCCCGAGCCGAAGCCGGAACCCAAGCCCGACCCCTGGAACGCGATCAGCAAGGTAGTGATGTCCGGCGGGTACTGTTCGGGGACGATCGTCGGCCCTCGCCGGCCCGACGGCCGCTGGCACCTGGTCAGTGCCGCCCACTGCTTCAAGCGGACGGGCGAGCCGGTGCAGGTCCTAACCCGTGACGGTCGGTCACTCCAGGCCAGTGTGAGTGCGATTAATCGGCAGGCTGACTGTGCGATCTTGGTGACCGAGCATTATGACGACTTGCCCTTCGCACTCGTCGCTGAGGTCGTGCCAGCGGTCGGGACGCAGGTCTGGCACGGCGGTTTCGGGTTTGACAAGCCGGGGAACAAAGAGACGGGCGTGCTGCTGGCCGGCGAGGACGCCAACGGCCAGCTTCGTTACCGCCTGAGTGTGTCGAACGGCGACAGTGGCGGGGGGATCATCGCCGACGCTAACGGGAAGCTACTGTCGCCGGTGTGCTGCACGACGCGGATCGCCGGGGTGGGCGACGTCTGGGGCGCATCACCGACAGTGATCCGTCGCATGCTGGCCAACCCGACCGACTTCCTCGACGTGAAGCCGATCGAGATGCCGGTCCGGCCCGCGAATGCTTTCGACGGGCCCTGAGTGAGCCAGGCCCGGCCGGGTGGAGAGGTCGAGCGGTGGGGCGGGCGTTCCGCCCCTCGTAACGGGGAAGGACGCCCGGCCGGGCCTCTGTTTTGATGGCCATGAACCCTGATGACGAGTTAAAGAATTACTTACGCCCCCGGACCCAGTCCGGGTTGCGGTACGTCTACCCGGCGGTCCGGTCCCACGGTTGGGTCTGGCGGCCCCGTGTTCGGGTCAACGGCCGTCTCCGCCAGATCGCACCGCCCCAGCGCACCCGGGTCGCCGCCCTCAAGCTCGTCCTCGAATGGCTGGCCCGACACCGTACATGAGCAACACGGACACGGCCCGGCGGCAGACCGTCGCGGCCTTCCTTCAGGGCCAGCGGCACCCGCCGCCCGGGGCCTGGACCGACAACCGGCTCGCCCAGGCCCAGCACTACACCGGGGCCATCTACCTCGCTCTCTCCGCCATCAGCGAGGCCCTCGCCTCCGCCGCCGTCTGGGTCGAGCAACGCCGCGCTCGCAAGTCGTTCACCGGGCCGGCCGGGGCCGGCGACGACGAGGACTACATCCCACTGGGCGACCACCCACTGTCGGAAATTGTCCAGTTTCCCAATCCGCACGAGTCGTTTCCGTCGATTTTGGGCTACCTCGCTTTGCAGTGGGGCCTCACGGGCAACGCCCCGGTCTGGTTCGTGCCGGGTGCCCATCACGGCCGGCCGGTCGAACTCTACCCCTTGCCCGAGGCGGTGCTGCAGCCAATCGCCGGGCCGACCCCCGACGAGCCGGACGGGGCCTGGCTGGTGCAGCCGTACTACCCGACCGGCTGGGCCTGGACCTACGGCACCCTGACGCAGCGGTTTCCCCGCTCGGTGGTGCTATCAGGTCGTGAGGTGAGGAAGCTGCGGGCCCCGCACCCGCTCATTCGCAACGACGGCTACAGCCCACTAACGGCCTGCGGGGTGCAGTTCGACATCCTGGAGGCGATCGACCACAGCCGGCACGCGGCGATGCTCCAGGGCGCTCAGCTGGGCACAATCGTGTCGATCGCGGGGATGTCACAGGATCAGCTCGATCAGGCTGAGCAAACGTTTCGACAGCGTTATGCCGGCCCGCATAACGCCCGTACAGTACTGTTCGTGTCCCCGCCGCCGGGCACACCGGGGGACGGGTTCCGGGTCGAGCAGGTGGGCGAGTCGTCCCGGGAGATGGACTACGCCAACTCCTGGGAGCAGGCGACGAAGTTCGTGCTGGCGACGTTCGGGGTGCCGCCGGCGATCGCCGGGCTGCAGGCCACGACCGGGTACGCCGAGTTCTACGCGGCCCAGATCCAGTTCCACTACCGCATCAGCCAGCTGGCCCGGCGGATGGCGGACTTCTTCACCTTGCACCTGGCCGGCCCGTGGTCGCGTTACCCGGGCGAGTTCCGGGTTAAGATCGAGGTGCCCCGGCCGCGGAACCAGGACGAGTACAAGCAGCAGATGATCAACCTGGCGGCCCAGGGTGCCGTGAGCGTCAACGAGCTGCGTGCGGCGTTCGACCTGGGCCCGGTGCGGTACGGCGACCTGCCGCCGGTGATCTTCACCCAGAAGGTCCAGGCCGACGAGTTCCCCCCGCCGCCCCAACCGGCGGCAGGCGGCGATATGGGCGGGATGCCGGCACCCGCGCCGGCCGAGGCCCCGCCGGCCGACACGCCCACGGGCGGTGCGCCGCCCGCCCCCGACAACCCCGAGTCCGAAGGCAGCCTGCCGACCGACCTTGCCTGACCCCATCTGCACCGCCATCCGGGCACTGGTCGGCCGCCTCGACCTGAAGGCCCTGAGTTACAAGCTGCGGGCGTTCAAGCGGCGGAACGTCGGCGGGTTGATGCTGGACAAGATCGGTTCACGCGCGGGGCCTGGTGTTCGCTGGACTGTTTACCCCGCTTGCGCGAT